CTGAGATTGATTTCAAGGATCATTTTAATATTAGTCGCTATGATCTATTACCGAAAAAGTTTGCAGAAGCAGCCTTGGCCTATTGGATGACGTGGGAGCCAAGCACCAACACCAAGATGAAAATCATGAAATTGAACGCATTTGACGAGGTGTAGGAGGGGGAGAAGATGGATAATGTTCTACTTTCATTGTCTGAGTGGATTAAATCCATTATCAAGGACACAATTACAAGATTGGTTGAAATGGAAAAAGATAGTGACCACTATCCAGAGCTGATGGATGTGAGCACTACCTGTGAATTTCTAGGAATTAAGTATGACACATTTTCAGATAATTATCGTTACTTAAAGGGATTTCCAAAGGAATTACCTGGTAAGAAATGGTCAAAAAGAGCCATCAAAGAATGGCTCTCTAATCAACTATAATAACTTTACTAAAAGGCTTCTGGACAAGGTCTTAGCAAAATTATTTGACTATATTATAGCACAAAAAGAGGATAAAAACATGAACAATTTACAAATTATCGCAGTAGGTACATTAGTATCAGTAGTCTTGATTGAATCGCTGATGATGAATATCAAGCTTAAAATGGCCATGAGACAGAAAAAGAACATTCAATTTCAAGCGCCACAAGTTGAAAAAGGGTTTATTGACTTTAAAACCGGGCGACGTGTGGATATTGATCCCGTGACACGAAAAGAAAAATTTGTGGATTAGCGAGGAGGGGAGTAATGTCTGAAATAAAATGGATTAAGATTACGACGGACATTTTTGACGATGAAAAAATACGTCTTATTGATGCACTACCAGACCATGATGCCATTTTAGTTATATGGTTTAAAATCCTAGCTCTCGCTGGCAAACATAATCGCAACGGGCTTTTGATGATGTCAGATAAGGTTCATTACACTGATGAAATGCTTGCTACAATTTTTCAAAGGCCTCTAAATAGTGTAAGAATGGCCCTGGGAGTCTTTGAGCAGTTCGGAATGATTGAGATCATCGACGGTGTCATTACTTTGCCAAATTGGGAAAAACACCAAAATATTGATGGTATGGAAAGAATCAAGGAACAAACACGGAATCGTGTAGCAAGACACCGAGAGAAGCAGAAAAATCTTGCTCTTGGTAACGTTACATGTAACGTTACAGTAACGGACGGTAACGCACTAGAAGAAGATAAGAATAAGATAAGAAAAGATAAGAATAAGAATACTACTACTAGTAGTGAGAATATCTTAGAACTTTTTCAATCTGAGTTTCGTAGATTTCTATCAGGTCATGAGATTGAGGAAATCAATCATCTTTTGAACGAAAATGATGCCGATTTAGTAAAAGAAGCATTGAAGATAGCTATTATTTCAGGTAAGCCCAACGTCAACTACATTGGTGGAATTTTAAGAAATTGGCAGCTGAATCAGGTTACAACAGTTGAACAGGTTCGACAATTAGAAAAGCAACATCAAGAAAAAAAATCAGGTAAGGAGGTGACAGACGAATGGGGATTTTAGAAGTTATTAAGCAATTTGAAGAGGAATTTTATCCTATCAGCGATGAAAAGAAGTCACTGCTTGTAAAACAACCTCTTTCTACCGTTACTGATTGCTTGTCAGATATGGCTAGCTGGAAAGCTTGTGGGGGTAAGGTATCATGGTAACTGATGCACTTGAGGAGATGGCCTTATCTTACCATAGAAATACTGAACAGCAGGATGAAATTTGCGACAAGCACGGGATTCCTCTTATCAAAATCCTCCGGACAAATGATGTACTCTGTCGCTTATGCGAATCAGAACGGATCCATGCAGAGAATCAAATAAAGGTCAATGAGTTGGCTGATGCGGAGCATGAACGTGAGCGGAAGTTCTATCTTGAGAGATTTTCTCTCTATGATGATGTCCTGAAGAATGCTACTCTTGATAACTTTGACACGCCGACTGAAAAAGAGGCTGAAAAATTGAAGTTTGCCAAAAAAATTTGTAGAGAGTGGGCAGGTGGAGCGAGAAACAATGTTGTTTTTCAAGGCGAAGCTGGAACGGGTAAAAGCCATCTTGCTTTTGCTATTATGAAAGCTTTATCAGAGACTACAAAAGAAATTGCTATCTTTATCAATGTCACTGACTTACTGATGAAGATTAAAGCTGATTTTAGTCAGGAAGAGTTCCTGGTCAATAAAATCGCTGGTGCTAAGTTCTTGGTATTGGATGATCTTGGTATGGAGAAGGACAGTGAGTGGTCCTTCAGTATTCTTTACAACATTCTCAATAAAAGGGCCAATACGGTTATCACGACCAATTTGACAGCGCAAGAAATTCAGAAGCGATACGGTCGGCCGTTTATGAGTCGGTTGATGAAGGGTGTAGACAATGATCACCTGATGTTATTTAATGACTTGAAAAATAAAAGGAAAGATTATTTTTAGAGAGGTGGGACTGATGTTTATCTTGAAACATGGAACAAAAGAAGAAAAACCGTACTTGATGTCTGCAACCATTGGTGTGACTGGCATTGGCATCTCGTATTCGGACGAACGGAAAGCTATGCAGTTCATTTCTCGTGCAGTTGCATTGCAGGTGGGCAAGGCATTGAGAGGCTCCTTTGGGAATTTCTATCCAATTGAGGTAAAAGGATGATAAATTTATACTTCATTTACAACGGACACCGCAAGATACTCATTGGGAGTTTTGGCCACATACACAGCGCAATCAACGAATTAAAGAAACATCAAGCTAGTTACTCAGCTATCAACCATCCACGTTTTCGGAAAAGTATGAGTGATGAAAATATCAGGATTGATTACGGAGCAGCTGACTGCTACTACTTGATTACGAAAAAAACGGAGGAAAAATAAGATGAATACAAAAATGAATTTGGAAGAAAAGGTTCAACAGTGGTTTGTTGACAGAAATCTACATGAAGCAAATCCTGTCAAACAGTTCTTGAAGTTGATGGAAGAATCAGGAGAATTATTTGAAGGTATCGCAAAGGATAAATCTGAACTGATCTATGATGCGCTTGGAGACATCCAGGTAGTATTGATTGGGTTTGAACAACAGATTAAGAATGGTGCTCAGATTTCAGCCAATCAACAGGAACTTGAATTGCTGCTGATGGTCTCTAGTCTGGGTAATATCGCTCAGAAGCTATATGCTCATGTCTGTCACAATGAGACACAGATTCCTTTAATCAAAGCAGATTTGATGTTTCTTGACAGCGTGGTTAGCACTGTTTCATTTTTAAATGGAACTACCGCTGAAAATTGTTTAGACGAAGCGTACAACGTAATCAAGGACCGCAAAGGTAAGATGATTGATGGGGTGTTTGTCAAAGAGGAGGATTTAGGAAATGAATAAACAAGAATTGATTGAGAAGTATAAGAACCTCTTGATAAAAGTTGCTCTGTTTCCAGTTGTAGGTATCGACACAGTTTTGGAAGATTTAAACCAACTAGACGAACCGCAGAAAGTCGTAGTGCCGCAGTTTGTGGCGGATTGGTATGAGAATAAAAAACATGATTTAAACCATTATATTTGGGATTACATCTATAATTGGAATCATCAAGAGGAATCGGAATTTAAAAGATGGATGAACTGTTCAATAACCTCGTTTCAAACCCTCGTCAATATGCACCAATTCGGCTACGAGGTCAAGAAAGAAAAGAGGTACACTGTTAAGTTAAAAGGTCTTGAAAGAGAAAAATGTTACCTCAATTTTAATTTTGGTGGAGTATGGTTATTTTATACTAATGAAAATTTCTTTGGTTATCGTGCACATCATACACGTAAAGAACTTGAAGAAGCTGGGTTTGGCGAAGTATTCAACAGTCCTTTATTTGAAGTTGTGGAGGTGGAGTGATGAACGAGCAGTTTATTTCAGAACTAAAGAAATTGCTGAGTTGCTTTCCTGAATCTTACATCAATCATGATCTTGAAGTAATCCTTATCCCTAAAACCAACACCTACTTTTCTCTCGTAGGATGTGGTACAAAGAGAGATATCATCGCAAAAGTCTTGATGTGGTGCACTAGGGATATTTCAAAAGCATACCCTTACAGCCAACAAAGACGAAATATTAGATTTTATGCTGAAAATAAAGAGAGGTTAGAGAAATACCTTGGTAAAAATATAAATGTTGATGTTATTTATCAAAGGCTTGGAAATGGGATTAACAAAGAATTGACGTATCAATTTATCGAGAGTGATTTTGATATGAATTTGCTTTATAAGGAGGTGGAGTGATGGAGAAGCTAGAAATTTTCCTATCCAAAAACGACCTTGAATATATAGCAAACGGGCATGATATAAAAATAAAAATTGGAGATAGAAGTATTTTAGAAGTGGACGAAATCGTTTTAAAACCTGCTGTAATGAACGATATTACTAATCCATTGATGAATTATGCACATAAAATAATCAATACAGAGCAAACTAGTTTTGTAAATACTTTTTTAGGAGGAGCAATGTGAAACGATTCATAGCTATCTGGAT